TCAGTACAAGAACGTCTTAAGATGAAGATTGACGCTACTGTATTGGGTGATCTCGAGGATATGCTCGATCAATGGATTATGAATGAATCACCATCGATTGATGTATATGAAGCTATGAAAGCAGCCATTTTGCCTGCTATGGCATCTAAACACATCATCGATTGGGCTCAGAAGCATCTAGTGGAAATCCAAGGAGCTATAAATAAGACAGATCCTCAGTTAGTTGAGGGTTATTCTCATCTTACATTAAAACGTAAGAAAGAATTTGTATCATGGTTCGAGGGTATTATTGCAGACGCTCAGCGTTTTGGTACTAACACTAAGACTGTTCGCAAATCCCGCACGAAAAAACCCGTATCTCTCGAGAAACAAGTCTCGAAGCTCAAATACTTAAAGGAGTCGCCCGAGCATAAATTAGTTTCGATCAATCCGTCTCTGATAATCGGTGCAACAGAGTTGTGGACTTACAATGTTAAGTACAAATCTCTAACGCGCTATATTGCTGAGTCAGGTCTTGGGTTTGAAATCAAGGGCACTTCCCTTATTAAGTTCAATACTTCCGAATCCCAAACACGTACATTACGTAAGCCTGAAGAAACATTGTCAGAGGTGCTGTCGTCTTCAAAAACGAAAGCAGCCAAACTTTTCGCTTCATTATCTACGAAGCCTAAAGAACCAAATGGACGGATCAACGAAGATACGATCATTTTAAAGGTAACTAAATGACAGAAATATTAATCGCGATCACCGCGTGGGCATCGGCGTTGGTAAACCCGATTCCACTTAATGAGCAAGATGTATATTGTCTAACACGTAACGCATACTACGAAGCGAAAGGGGATTCGCAGATGTCACAAATCGCTGTGACACACGTAGTTTTAAATCGCATGAAAGATCCAGCATTTCCAAAAAGTGCATGCGATGTAGTCTATCAGAAGACTAAACACGAAGCAAGAACTACATGCCAATTTTCTTGGACATGTGATCGTCGTTTAATGGGTCAACTTGCACCACAAGAATCATCGGTGTGGGAAGAATCATTAGAATCGGTTCGTAAAGCACTAACGATGTACTATCATCGTAATGTCGACGTAACACAAGGATCTACATTTTATCATGCACACTATGTCCATCCACAATGGAGAGGTGTAGAAAAAGTAACATCAATTGGTAGCCACATATATTATAAGGTAAATGAAAAATGTCAGAACAACCAGAAGGCATGTTCACAAAAAAGTCGTTCAGCGATTTAGTTCAAGAACGAGTTAAGAAAGACAGATCCACATACCTCGATGCAATCATGGATATTTGCAAAGAACGTATGTTAGATCCTGAAGACGTGGCAAAAATGTTGAGTAATCCTATTAAAGCCAAACTCGAGGCTGAAGGGATGAATCTTGGTTATCTAAAGAAGAAGAATGAGTTACAATTCGATTGATGGTTTCACAGCTTATCAAAAGTATATTGCAATCAAGTTGCATTTTGAATCAAAGTCGTATGACTATTTCAAATACAATGGTAAGTCGAGCGTAACACCAAAATCATTCTTTGCTCGTAGAGATAAGTACTTCTTTGCGAAACTTGTGAGGGCGTATGGTATCGACGAGTTACCATACTTCTTTGCTTGTAATTTTGCACATCATGGTACGAAGTGGGTTGGTGGATTAACTGACGATCAAGCTGATGAGACATATAAATCTTATAAAAGTTTGTTAGAAAGTTTCACATATCGCTTCAAAAATGATATAGATAAAATTATATCGGTGAATGACTTCAAGAGTTTGTTTGTGGTAGAGGATGGACAACATCCTAAACTCGTTAAGATGTTAATCCAAAACGAGATACCACTTGAAACTTTCGTAGTCCTTAATCGATACATAGACTTCATGCCGAAGTTCGACAAAGAGATAACAGATCCCATCATGTGGCCTGATATCTCGCTGAAGATCAGAAAGTATGATAAGTTTATTTCGGTGAATAACCAAAAAGTCGCAGAGGCACTAAAAGATTGTTTACAATCGAATGCCGTTGTGGTATAATAGTTATTCCATACAATGTTAAACACTGCTATATAAAGGAACATAATATGTCATTAGCAAATCTCAAACTAAATCGCGTTTCAGCGATCAACAAACTAGTTGCAGCAGCCGAAAAAGTCGGCGGTGGTCAGCAACAATCTTTCGAAGACAATCGCATGTGGAAACCTGAGGTCGACAAAGCTGGTAACGGTTTTGCGGTCATTCGTTTCTTGCCAGCACCCGAAGGTGATGATTATCCATGGACTCGTTATTGGGACCACGGTTTTCAAGGTCCTGGTGGTTGGTACATCGAAAGGTCTTTGACTTCCATCGGTGGTCAAGATCCAGTTTCTGAAATCAACTCTAAACTATGGAATAGTGGTTTAGAATCAGATAAAGATATTGCACGTAAACAGAAGCGTCGTCTTCACTATGTGTCAAACGTTCTTATCGTATCAGATCCTGCTCATCCCGAAAATGAAGGTAAAGTATTCCTCTTCCAATATGGTAAGAAGATCTACGACAAGATGATGGATGTTATGCAACCACAATTCCAAGACGAAACTCCGGTTAATCCGTTCGATCTATGGGAAGGTGCTAACTTCAAGTTGAAGATTCGTAACGTTGAAGGTTATCGTAACTATGACAAATCAGAGTTCGATAAGCCAAGTCCTGTTGCGAATGGCGATGAAGACGAGCTCGAAGCAATCTATTCTAAGTGCTACTCATTAAAAGAGTTCACTGATCCTAAGACATACAAAACTTATGAAGAATTGAAAGCAAAACTTGAGCGCGTATTAGGTGGTTCTGCACCACGTACTACTGCTGAGTCTATCACACTCGATGAATCAACTGCAGCTCCATCTGCTGGTAAGACTAAGTTCGCACCAGTTGAAGCATCTGTTGATGAATCAGGCGATGATGACACTTTGTCATACTTCTCACGTCTAGCTAAAGAAGCTTAATTGAGGCATGGGTGGGGGAAACTCCACCCATTTTATACCATGCATGAAGACGAAAACAATTTCCCCTTTGAAATCAATCACGAGATGATTATGCGCGCCGATATGATGACGTGCACGCATGACTGTGTTCGTATGATTCAGAAGAACGAATATCTAACTGTAGGTGAATACTTACAGAGCATTACAACAAGCCAACTCGATGAGATGATGAATGTTGCAGATGACGAAGAACATCCAAAGTTCGAAGAATTCTTGCTTATTGCAGAGATGCTAGCGAGAGCAGAAGGTTTAGAAGGATCACCAGATTTTGATGTACTTCATAAACGATTGAATATTTTTATTGCATTGATTGCAGTTGAGAGCCTTTATCGTAAAGGCATGATTAGAATCTATCGCGAGAATTTCTCATTTGGCGATGATATGAGCACAAAGAAAATCGCAGAGAAATTGTAAATGGCTGGTGTTTACAAACAAAAAGAATGTAAGCAATGCGGAGAGGTTCACAGAAAACGTGGACCTTTTTGCTCTCAAGCTTGCTCTAATTCTTTTAGGGATGTAGGCATAAAGACAAAGTTATTGCATTCTCATAATGCTAAAGAATGGAAGAAAACACCCGAGGGTGTAGCGAGTACTAAAAAGTTTGCACGTGATATTGAGACTCATAAAAAGAACGAAGAACGTCGTGCAAATGGTGAGTATGTGTTACAAGAAGATGATTGGTATGTGTTACCACCATCTGATTATGATGACGATGGGATTGAATTATGACAGACAAAGACAAACAAAAAGCACGATGTGAGTTAATGATTGAAGCATTAGTTGGTAAAGAAAATGTGTCGAAATGGTGGGCATCTCCAAACAAAGCATTTAAAAACCAAACTCCATTCCTTGCATTCGAACTAGATTCTGATTCAGTACACGATTATTTGGCATGGCATTGTTATGGAAGTTTTGCATGAAGTTTGTGATCGCAGGAAATCACCAAGAATACATTAATTTTTTGCGTGATCGTAATTACTATACAACAGACTACAGATATGTCACTAACGCAAATTCTTTGCGAGGTGTCATGGATCCACACGGATTTTTTGTAGGTACGTGGGACAAACGAGAAGATAGAGATCAAATCTTATCGCAACTGTGGATGTGTACAAAAACACATAATCCTCAACTAAACGATATAATTGAAGAAATCGATAAAGGATAACTCGCAGCCACCTTCGGGTGGTTTTTTTGGCATGTACTGCAGTGAATAAATGTGGTATAATATACTATAGAACAATTAAGGATTTTAAATGAGTACGTATACACCTGATCGATGGGTTTTGGTAGAATTGGTCGTCAATGAAACAGGCGAGACACACACGAAAGTATTTGCTGGTTGGTACGGTGGATATGGTGGCTCAGATTCATGGAAATTATCCTCAGGAGTGGTAAACACCGAGGATCGTGATGACTACTATGAATTTACCAACCATAGTGGATCTGTTTATAAATGTTATAAGAATGCCCAAGGAATGGGATCATATATGCGAAGTGTTTATAGCGGATTCGAGAAAGACGCCAAAGACACAGGTAAGTTCACAATCAACGTATTGAACATGTAATAGTCTACCGTTTTAGTAGAGTACTAAAGCACTACATGTACATAGGCCACAAACTGCAGTATAATTGTCCTAACAAAACAAACAAAGGATAAAATATATGGCATTCGAAAAAGTTGTCTTGGCTGCAGTAGCCAAAGTGTTGAAAGAAGAACGTAAAGCATCATTCACAAATGGTACATTGTTTGTTGAATGCACTGTTGAACAAGCTGTGAAGATCGAGACCGCATTGTTGAAGATCGTCAATTGCGGAATTATTCTCTCCCGTGTTGGTGATGAATCAGCATATGATTTTGTATAAGGTGGCATAATGGGTGCAATGGCTGATTATTTTGAGCGAGTGAAGTACAAGTCAAAGTACAGCATCGGTGATCGAGTACGAGGGTTTTATAAGAAAATCCCAATCTCGGGCACTGTAGGTAATGACACACTCATCAACGAGGAGGAAGGTCCTCGTATCTCGGTACATTTAGATTTGCCAATCAAGGTAGATGGTAAGGTAATGAATTTCGTCATTGTGAAGCATAAAGACATCAAGGCTCTGAAATAATGTTTTGGCTACAATTAATCACTATGTGGGTTATCGTCTTTGTTGCGATGGCCATGGCTTTTTCCACGCTCGGTAATGAATCATGATACAGTATTCAGAGGAATTTGATGCCTATTATGAGGACGAAACTAATGAATGGATTGATAGTCGGTGCTGTGATCCATCATGTGAGTATTGTAGCAATCGACCAAAGACACCTATGAATAAGCCAAAGGATGATCTAGTTTTTAGGCTAAACAAACGAGCTGAGATTAGACGTCAAATCACCACACGAAAATCTGTGCAGGAAAACCAACCAGATAGGATAGCCAATCTATTAGAGGAAGCGGCACAGAGGATTACCACCCTCGAGAAGAACATTGATATGATGAAGGAAGAAAATACTATGACGACACGAACACTATTCTCTATTGAGCTCGATATCTCCGCAGATTACCCAACCTCAGAACTTGATAAGGATATGTCTAACTATGGATTGGTATCAGAATTAATTGATCCAAATGGTCCTGGTGGTGGTAATCCCGTATATCGTTTCACATCATATAATAAAGAAGATTTGATTGCTTTCGCAGAGGTATGTGGTTATGATGATGCAGAATCATTAATCGAGGAGACAAAATGAGTGAATGTAAGCGCGAACTAAATTGGTGGGAACACTACCCATTACATCAACTATGGTGCAATGATCTGTGCCCACTAGTCCCACGATTCTCATATAGACCACGTGATGAGTATAATTCATGGGATGCCAGTGTGCATTGGCTATTTTTCCACGTATGGACACTCAGTCATGTAAGTATTCAGTTTGACCTTGAAATCTCGCCATCATGTATTGGGTTCGGTGCCATTCTCCCGTACCTACGTATCTTTGTTGGTCCTCGTCACATGTATGGACCAATTGGCAACTTCTTCTATAAGTACCTCACTCGCAAAGGGACATTAAGGTAATATATGGATGGATCAGATAAAATATTTTTTGGCACTATCCTCGCGATGTTTGCTCTCATGACTGGAAACCCCGTCATCGCACTCATCATCTTCCTCCTCGCCCTTATGGCATCATAATACTATGAATCAACAACTAATTAAACAATTTGAACGTCAATCCAATCTTGATGTGTATAGTCTTGGTTTGGATAAGGTTAAGTGGGAATCCCGGTTAGAGGAATATACTCAATTAATCATACAAGAATGTAATAATGCCCTTAGTCCTATGTTACGTGATATGATTAGTCGTGGACATGCATATGATCTGATTAAAGAACATTTTGGAGTAAAAGAATGAATTTAGAACATGGTAAAGATCCAGTATCAGCAAAATGGAATGAATCAATTAATTCATGGGATGTAGGAGAGAAGACAAAATATCGATGGGTTACTAATGATAAGGTAGCACAGAGTGATTGGTTCTACGATATATCAGAGGCATTAGTATGGATCAAAGAACATGATATAAAGGTAGCAACTGAAGCTCGCTCCCATACCATCCTGTGAAATAAAGGGATTATTTTAGCCGTGCCCAGAGCCAAGAAGACCCGTGTAAGCCAATGATCTGTATAGACAAATAATACTGTACTAAAACGGTAGACTACTCAAATAAACATGTACAAGGGCCCGCAGGTGTGGTATTATCTATCCATAGATTGAATAATACACATAAGGATAGTAAATGACTCAAGTTTCTGTAATGATCGCCTTTGACAAGGCAGCTGGCAAGTTCAAATGTTCCATCAATGGTCAGAAGTTTACCACGACCAAACAGTCTTACATCGAATACATGTTCAAGCAAATCACTGGTCAAAAGCGTACATTCAAAGACATCGAGGCAATGCAAAAAGCCACTGTTGAGAAGTTCGGCATTAACGAGCGATTTGGTTTCGTGGAGAAGATCGTAGGCATGGTAGCCACTGGCATTCAGCCATCTACAGTGATCACCGGTCAAGGTGGTTTGGGCAAGACATACACTGTAATGAAAACCTTGAAGGCCTCTGGTCTCCAAGATTACAATGAATTGATCCAACGTCTGCCTTCTGGCTCTACGATCCAAATGTCTAAGGTGTATGTTACTGTTAAAGGTTACTCTACTCCTAAAGGTTTGTACCGTACCTTGTTCGAGAATCAGAATGCCACGATCGTGTTCGACGACTGTGACTCAATCCTCAAAGATCCTGTTGCCTTGAACTTGCTCAAAGGTGCTTTGGACTCCTATGGCAAGCGTATCATTTCTTGGAATGCAGAATCCTTTGGCAAAGACGACGAATTGCCACGTAGCTTCGAGTTCAAAGGTCGTGTAGTGTTCATCTCTAACATGGACCAAGACAAGATTGACCAAGCCATCCGTAGTCGTTCTATGATGATTGACTTGTCCATGACAGACGATCAGAAAATTGACCGTATGGCTCACATTGCAGACAGCGAAGAATTCATGCCAGAATACGACGCTAAAGTCAAGTCCGATTCACTTGCTCTCATCCGCGAAGTTAAGGACGATGCTAAGGAAATCTCTCTTCGTACATTGATCAGTGTTTGTAAGATCCGCGCAGCTAACCCTGTGGACTACAAAGACCTCGCAACTTACATCTTGACTAACTAATATGGACGCGATTAGCAGAGTACTTGCCGAAAAGGCTATCCAATATAACGCTCTTCCTGGCAAATGGTCAGACTATGATCGCCTTGTAGTGTACCGTATCCTGGATAGGTTTGACCAATTGCTAAAAGAAAGGATTGCCAATGAAGCTATTCAAAGAGACGACTAAGGACTGGCAGCAGCCTACACCCAATCATGCCTATGTCCTATCAGATGACAAACAGTGGATGTATGGGTATGTCAAGTCAGGGACCAGAGACCTGATTACATTGAAGAACCGGATCAAATTCAGTACTCGGTACCGGACATTTGTTGAACTAAAGAAGGGACAGATATGAAGCTATTCAATGCAGTAACGGACATGATCCAGGCACGGATGTACATGTGTCTGTTAGGAGTAATCATTGTCCTAGTAGGCATGGTATCACCACAGTTGGCAATGAAGTGTGTACAGACAGGAGTGAACAGATAATGGACAAATCATACAATAACCAGATACATGGTACATACACATATAGGGTCGGATCAATCAATCGCAAACGCCAGATCATAGATGCCATGATGAATGATCTACATGGACAGCAGCTAGACTTCATTGATGCCGCAGTAGACACATCAGACCTAGCAGATGCAAAAATGGTCATAGACTATATTATGCAGAAACAATAGTACTACAGGCAGGGTACAGATAGGAAACTAAGGTACCCTTTGGTAAGGATCCTTATACTAAGGTTCCATATTAATAGGAGACCATCTATAAGTTACATACTCGGTTAAACCGTTGTCGTCCGTCACAAACGTTGTTT